ATAAGCATGATGGGGGGTCAGGTGGGGTGTGTTCCCTCTGGCCAGCAAAAGGTGTGTGTGTCCTTTTAAATGCGGACAATGTTTAGAAAAAGGCATATCCCAATGTCCTTTTTCCTAGTTTTTACACGATAGCAAAAAAAGTTGCCGCGGATATATATTTATCCTTTAATTCCATTAATTCCATATAGAGGAATTTTATTATAGATATATAAATATCTGTTTTCTTTTTCTTTTCTTTTTTGCTTCTTTTTTCTTTTCTTTTTCTTTACCGAGCCTTTCCCACACACACACACACGCCACAGTTCCAGGGAAGGGAATTAGGGAACTAGGCACTCCCGCCCGCCCTCACACAATCCCTCCCCCACACTTCCTTTTTTCACTGACCAGAAAAAAACTTAAAACACTTTTCCCCTCTCCTCCACCCACACGCATCTGCGTAATGGGTCGGTATAATAGAACGTGGAGAGTGTGAGAGTGAGAGAGAGAGAGTGTAAAAGAGGAAATTCGGAGAAATTACCTAAAAGTATATAAATTAGATAATTAGAGAGAAAAAAAGAAAGTGAGAAGGAAAGGAGGTAAAACACAATGGTAACAATCAGGGTTGTATTTACAGATGGCAGTCAGTTTCAGTATCAGGTGGAGGATATGGTGAAGGCAAAAAGATATGCACATTTAATCAGCACAGGTAGGGGGTGCAGAGAGCCACAGAAAGACGGTTATGTCTACTGGCCATTACACAAGATAGACAGAGTAGAGGTTATTCCAGAAGGTGAGGAAGGGAAGGTAAGATTGGTTGAGGAGAAAGAAAGTTGAAAAGGTGGCAAGTGTTTTTAGTGGTGTTGATAATGGCGGCAGGGTTGATGTGTCAGCAGTATAAGATGGGCCAGATTCGTGGGGAAATAAAAGAGTTGGCGGTGGCGGTGGAAAAAGAAAATGCGGCAACTAAAGTAATCGTGCAAGATATACAGGAGAGGCAAGAGGAATTGGGCAATAATTTACAGATAGCAATATATGGAAGGCCAGTCAGAGCGAGTTGGTATGGTGATTGGGAAGAAGGCAGAATAACAGCCAGCGGTGATATTTTCCACAAAGAAGGTTACGGTGTCGCTCATCGCTCACTTCCATTCGGCACAGTGGTGTTGTTTGAAAATCCGGATAATGGGAGAGCGGTGCCGGGAGTTGTGAACGACCGCATGCCATTTTATTCGGACAGGGAGTTTGATTTATCGGCAAGTCTGGCAGAAAAATTAGGATATCTGGAAAAAGGCGTGACCGAACTCCAGTGTTATTATTTATTTCTACCAGTTGAGGCGATTAGGTAAGGAGGAAAAATGAAAAAGGTTTTATCAGTTATTTTCGCAATAGGTTTGTTAGTCATTGTTTTAGTGGTGTTAGTATTGAGAATTGTTTGGTTGCTTCCAGAGAAACTTTTTGAGGTGATTTCAGCAGTGTTTTCCGCCATAGGAACGATGATGCAATCTTTCTTGAGGGGGATAGTAGAAGGCATCAGTAAGGAAGAGAAAGAAAAGACGGATACTAAAATAGGTGGGATAGAGTGAGCAAAACAGTCCAGACAGTAATCGGCATTTTAGTGGTTGCCGTAGCATTATTTTTCTTTTTCACCCATTACTACAGTGGCCAGGTTAGTGATTTACAGAGACAGATTGAAAAGGCGTTGAAAGAGGCAGAGGCCAAAAATAAGGTGATTGAGCAGTTGTCTGGCCAGCTGGCAGAGCTGGAAGTAAGTAAAAAGGAAATTGAGGCAAAGTTAAAAGAATCGGAAAGTCAGATTGAGCAATTGAAAAACAGATTGAAGCAGAAGGATAAAGAGATTTCGGAAATGACTAATGCAGATTTATTAGCAGAGTTAAAACAAAAAGTAGGTGAGTCGGAAGTTGTATTTCAGCCAGAGTCAATGTTCCCATTTTCGTTTACAAGAAAGGGAGCAGAGAAAGTGGCATTTTCATTTGCAGAAGCACAGGGTTGGAAAGATATTGCGGCAGACAAAGATAAGCAAATCGGATTATATCAAGAGCAAGCAAAGGTATTAGGTGAGGAGGTAAGTATCAGCAAAAAAGGTATGGCAGAAGCGATAAGTAAAGCGGATAGTATGGAGGATTCGTTGAGGAGCTTATCAGTTCAAGTTGAGCAATTGAAAACTCGGCAATTGAAATCATATTTAGTAGGTGGGGCAGTAGGGGCAGGATTAGTATTGATATTCAGTTTAGTAAAGTAAAAAGGAGGATAAATCGTGGAAATAAACTCTAATAAAGCATTGATACTTTATCTTATTTCGTTTTTTATCCTTTTAATCCTTGCCCACTTTTCGGAGCCGATTCGTTCTGTTTATCCTACAGCGGTTGCGGCACTTTCTGGTGCATTTGGGGGCTATCTTTTGAAAAGGGCAAACAATAACTATCTGGAAACTAAAATGAAATTAGGAGGGAAAAGATGAGAGCAGAGAGTAAGAGATTAACAGCCAAGAAACTTTTAAAGGCAATTTATTCCCATTGTTTGGAATGTTGCGGTGATGATAAACGGGAACTTAAAGAGTGTGAGATTTACAATTGTCCTCTCTGGCCATATCGTTTAGGCAGGCGGGCATTGATAGAGAGATTGCCAGAGACAGAAAAAGAGAAAGAGACAGAAACAGCAGAAAGTAGGAAAGCAAAAACTGGGGACTTTCTTTTAAAAAAGGCGGACAATAACTATCTGGAAATTGAAACGAGTTCAGGAGAAAAGAAATATTGCGGGGTGGAGCAGATAGGTAGCTCACCAGCCCCATGAGCTGGAGGCCGCTGGTTCAAGTCCAGCCCCCGCATTTTAAAAATATAAAAAAATACGGGACGAATATAAGGAGGAATAAGATGGAAAGTTTATTTTTTGCGGGACTTTTTATCGGGTATTTTCTTTATAACATTAGTCTAATCATCTACGAGACTAATTGCGGCAAAGAGCCTGGTATCTGGAAAGATGTTTTTTATTTTCTCTTTGGTACGTTTTATAGTGCGGTGAAAAATCTGATTGCCGCATTCAAAAAAGGATAAAGTGGTAATGTCAAACACAGGCGATATTAAGGCGGATGTTTTTGAAATGGCCAGACATAGTGCCGAGGTCTATGGTGCTTATCTGATGGCACTAAATAAATGCCATAAAGAACTGACAGAATTACAGAGTAGGATTGATTCCATTCTTTCAGTTTTCTCCGCACTTAAAAGCCAACTTGACAGGGTGGAGGAAAGTGTGTTTAAATTACAGGAGAGTATGGAAAGAAGGAAGGCGGATAATAGTGGCGGTGTTGTCCATCATTACTTTACTACTTATCCTCCTCAACCTAATATTCTTTATCCTGTCTATGTTTTTCCTTATAGTGGGTCGGGGCAAATAACTCCAGCTCAGCAAGATAGTAAGGAAAAAAAGGAGGAATAGCAATGCCATATCCTAATGAGCATGCATGCAGATTGCAAGACCCGGCGAAGTTTGATAAATTTCGGCGAACCTCTGGCGGCAAGCTGTATAACAAAATAAACGTTCCCAAAACTATATCAATAATTTGGGGGCATTCAAAAGGTCAGGATGATAATGCTTGGGCGCCGCAAGCCTTGAGATTTCCAAAAGATAAGTGGCCAGCTGACGAGGCAAAGAAATGGTTGAAAGACAACGAAGTAAAAGGCACATTTGAAGCGGCCGCAGAGGAAGGTTTAGAAGGAAGGTTTGAGCAATATCTGGCAGAGGCGGAAGTTTCGCATAGATCGTGGGCAGATGTGGACAAATCAAAACTCCCAAAAGAGTGCTTTCTTTGGGTTGAAGACGCGGATAAAAAGACGACATGGCACTTGCCATATCGTGAAGGCACTGGCGGCATTGATTCTGATACTGGGATGTATAAAAAGGCAGGGGCAATCAATGTTGGGGCGGTGCGGGCGATTTTGGAAGCTTTAGGTGGGGCAAGAACAGGCAAGCCGATGCGTGTGCCAGCCGAAGTTAAAAAGAAAGCATATAATATCGCCAAGCAATTAGGGATAGGAACTCCAGCTGAAGAGGTATTGAAAAAAGGCGGGAAGGTTGGAGTAGAGTTTATCAATGAGCAGGCAGTTGAGGCAGTAGAGGTTCAAGATATTAGGGATGTTATTCAAGCCATAGTTGATAAAAAGTGGGACAATAAATACTATGTCTGTTTAGTAGGTGTAGGTGTGGTGTTGATAGAAAACAGAATAAGTCTGGGGATGTCTGGCAATAGCAGTATTGAGCGTGAACAGTTTATAGTTCACTGGGCACTGATTGACGGTGAGATTGCCATTCCTGAAACTGAACCAAAACCGGTGAAGTTGGTTTATGCATTTAAAAGTGAGTGAGGTCTGGCCATGCATTTAATCGGTCGTGATTTTGAAAATTTGAACTTTCGTCAGATAGAGAAAGTCAGATTTTCGCCAAACATTGTCAGACCTGATAGATTATATAGGGACAGAAAAGGGAGTTAAAAAATGGCGTTTGCGAGAAAAAAGCAATTGTTTGAGTATTTAGCGCCTGAATGCAAGATATTAGAGGAAAAGATTGATGAGGCCACCAAGGAAAGAGTAATGAGGGTGGAAGTGAAGTGGCAGCAGGCGGGGCAGATAAACGGAAATAAAAGGCTTTACAGCGATGCGATTTTAAAAAGGGAAGTAGAGAAATTAAAGCCGTTGATGGCAGAAGGCAAAGTTTACGGTTGTGCTTATCATCCGGCAGGTGATAGTACGTTGAATGATGTTAGTCATCTGTGGGAAGATGCTTGGGTCAATGATGACGGCAGTTGTGAAGGCATAGTAAAAATTCTTCCGACTGATAAAGGGAAAAATGCTCAAATCCTAATTAGGAACGGTGGCCACATCGGCATCAGTTCCAGAGGGTTTGGTTCAGTCAGGAAGGAAGTTGTGGCAATAGAAGGGAAAGAGCAAGAGGCGGAAGTTGTATTAGATGATTTTCAGCTGGAAAGTCCGGGCGATTTTGTGCTAACCCCCTCTGTGCCCGACGCAGGTATTTTAAAAGTTTTAGAATCCCGTTTGAAGGAAAATCGGGATAATAACAAAATTGAAAACGGAGACGAGGATAAAATGAAAACGTTAGAGCAATTACGTGAGGAAGCTCCAGAAGTCATTGGTGCGTTAGAAAAAGAGATTGAGGATAAAAAGACGGAACTGGCCACTCTTTCGGCGAAGGTTGAGGAAATGAGCAAGAGCCAGGCTGAAGCATCAAAAAAGATTGAGGAGCTGACCACCGACCTTACTGCGGTAAAAGAGCAGCAGTCGGCAGTTGTTTGCAAGATTCGTGATGTCCTAACAGTATTGTCCGCAGTGCCGGGAGTGGTTGAGGAAATCGTGATCGACTCCACCGAAAATACTGACACACAGGACAAGAAAGAGGATGTTATGGCAGACATAGAGAAGGTAAAGAAAGAAGCAGAGGAAAGAGTGAAGGCTGCGGAAGAGAAGGCAAAAGAGATAGAGGACAAGGTAAAAGAGCTGGAGGCAAAAGAGCAGTTTAGGCAAAATCTGGACGCGGTCTTGAAAGAGGAAAAAGCGGAGGAACGTCTGGCCATTGAAGAGGCGGTCAGGGCGATTACTCCTTTGCCGACTACAATTGAAGCAATCAAGAGTGAGCTTTCCAGAATAAAGGAGGAAATGAGTAGGAAAAAGATTGAGGAACAGAAAGACAAGATTAGGGAAGGAGGATTAGGAGAGAAAGGGATTATTGAAGATGCAGATAAGCGAGACACTGAGGCCTTAAAAAATAGATGGTACTCAGCGCTAAAAGCAGGTTATCGTGGCAGTTTTGAGGAATATGTCAAAACTGCTGCTACAATTAAGTAAGTGAGGATTTAAAATGTTTGAAAATATCAGAACTTTCCTTGAAGCACAGAAAAAGGAATTAATGCGGCTCGACGAGGCCGAAGGATACAGAAAGAGGGAAGAGTCCGGGCAGGATTTTTCTATCGTCAGCGGTGGCCAGAGAAAAGGATTGCGGGAAATTCTTTACGAGAATACGATTAACTGGATTACTGGGGAAGGCCAGAAAGTTTTATTCAATGAGTTTCAGATTTTGAGTCAGCCAGGTGTGTTAAATGAAACCACCTTAAGCACAGGCATTGCCACTTTTACCACTTCTCTGTTGCCAGCGGTTCGTAGGATTTATTCTCGGCTGCTTGCTATGGAGCTGGTGTCGGTGCAGCCTCTCACGGGGCCTTCAGGGTATATCTATTATATTGACCATAAGTACGGGACGGATAAAGGAACGATTACAACTGGCCAGCGGGTTGATTTATATCAAGACTCTTCCTACTCTAATGCTGGTGAAGCCGGGACTATTTCCGAAATCAATGTTGAGTTGACATCAAAGCTTGTGAGCACTACATCTAAAAAGTTAAAGGCTATCTGGACGTTGGAATCACAGCAAGACCTTTCGTCTCAGTGGAAGCTGGATGTGTGGGGTGAGTTGCAGCCAGTGTTGGTTGACCAGATTGCCAGAGAGATTGACCGACTGATTATCAATGCTCTTTATGCTGGTGCGGGTGCGGGCAATGTTAACTGGAATGCTAGTGGGTATTTGGCAGATGATAAGAGTACGTGGGAAAAAAGAGCATATCGGGAAACGTTGTATGAGGCGATTTGTGAAGCTGCGGCACTGGTTTACAAAAAGAGATTTATTACTCCTAATTGGTTGCTGATGGGCGTGGACACATTTACCAGACTTCAAAAGTTGGAAAAGTTTACAGCTGACCCGACAATTAAACCCGACCAGACGGCGGGTGTGGGCTGGCGTTATGAGGGAACTCTGGCGAATAAGTATAGTGTGTATGTTGACCCTTGGATTACAGCGGAAAAGATTTTGCTTGGGTTTAGAGGGGCAGACTGGAAATATGCAGTAGGATATTATGCTCCTTATATTCCGCTTTTCCTCTCGGAAGAGTATATTGTCAATGATGATTTTTCGCAGCGTGCCAGAGGCGCTATGAGTAGATATGCGTATGGCATTCTTCCTGAAGCTGCTTCTGCCAGCACAACGACAAACGGACTGGCCACTGTCACTATAACAGCCAGTTAAAAACTTTATAAAGGTAGGTGTGTGAATTGAGATATGAGGACGGGGCAAAATCGGAAGATTTATTTTTTCAGGCTCCGTCCTCTCACACCTCGTTAATAAGAGAGAAAAGAACGAGTAAGAGAGGGTGCTAGTAATTTATCAGGGGACGAAAAGAGTTTAAAGCCCAGGTCAGCCCAGGTCGTCAGATTTAAGATAGAACGGCGTCGTGAGAGAGTGATCAGAATTAACAGACAGAATAAACGGGGCGGAGGACAGAAATTATGCTTTTCCTAAATACTACAATAATTCAGCATTTCGTCCAGAATGAGCAAAGCGAATATAATAGTTGCCATTATCCTAATCAAGTCTGTTGGTTCCCGAAAGCTCCACCTTATGCCGCAATGGAAATTAAAAACTTTTTAAACTATGTCCGAGCACATACGACAGGTGAAAAGCACGCTGTTGATTTTTGTCTGGCCAGAAAAAGCGGAATAGGTGATGTGCTGATGCTTGTCCCAGTGGTGCGGTATTTACAGCAGCATTATGGCTTGTCTATTGCCTTGGTGAGTCAGTATTCAAGGCTTGTGAGTAAACTCGGTGTTATTGCTTATAGTGCCATTCCTCCAAAAACAGGAGGTGACTATCCCTTAAGTTTTTCCCTTGAAAATATTTTTGAGCGAGATCGGTTTGATAACAGATTTCAAGGACGGCACCGAGTTAATATTGCGTTTGATGTATTAGGTGTCCCGAGACCAGCGCCCGAGGAAGTGGACTGGCATTGGGATAGTTCGTGGTTTCCGCAACTTGATATTGAGGACAAACGATATATTGTAGTGAACGTGAAGGGTTCGTCTGCCAGAAATAGTTTAAGTGATGATAACATCTGGGAACTTTTAAAGAGTTTAGACGAGGTGGGCATTCCGACAAAGGTCAATCACCCAGTAAAGTTTAATTCGTCTTATGTCAAAGAGTGGGCGGGAAGTCCAGTGGAATTATTCTCACTAATTGCAGGGGCAGAATGTCTTATAACAACTAACACTTCCACTTTCTGGATGTCCCATTTTACAAAAACACCAACTGTCCTTGTTATTTCCACTCCAAAGCATAAGTATGTTCCGACACTACATCCGCTTTATCCTGAAGGTGTGAAAACAATTTTTGCGGGAAAGTATTTGAACTGTGATGGGTGTTGGGAGACAGGAGAGTTTTGCAGTTCCGAGTTTTTGTGTTTGAGTAGGAAAGAGATTATTTCGGAAATCGTTGAAGCGGCAAAATCGTTTTGGGAGGCATGTGTGATATGGCAATAATCCTGCATAAGTTGCCGAAAGGGGTAATTGCAGAAAATCCGGGACCGTTTACTGAAGTAATTTTTTACGAAGGTGACTCTTATACAATAGAACCAGAACGAGCGCGAATAATAGGTTGCACAGCAAGTGAGGCTGCTTTTTTTATTAAAAATTGGGAACGTTACCGAAAAGAAATCTATCCTACTTTAAAAAGGGAAAAAGTGCCAGCGGGAAGTACCGCGTTGATTGATGCCTCCAGTTCTGGCAGACTTGGTGATAATGTGGCTCTTTCTATTTTAGTTAGGGCATTACGAGAGAAAGGGTTTTCCGAGGTTGATGTTGTCTGTTCACCAAAGCTTAAGCAGATTTGGAGCGAGGCGGATAATGTTTACGAAAGTTTCCAGGAGAAAGAATATACGGCCACTTTTCCATTATCGGAGCTTTCACTTTATAACTTTTCAGGGACTCGTTGGGCAGATAGCGTTTTAAGTTTATTCGGGACGGCACTAATCAATAAAACTCCTTCTTGTTTTCCCCGAACGTGGGAAGGGTGTCAAAGAAACCTGCAACCTGTTGTCGGTGTATTTACACAGGCCAGTGTGGCCATTAGACAATATCCTTATATGAACGAACTGACGGAACTCTTGAGACAAAGTGGTTTTAAGCGAATTCTTATTTTAGACGAGAAAAATGCAGATGGCAGTTGGAAATTATCATTGTCGGAAGTAGTGAGTAGGTTAAAGAAATGTGATTTTGTAATCGGGGCAGATAGTGGCGGCCTTCATTTAGCTGGGGCACTTCAGAAACGGATTTTTGGAATATTCGGGCACACTGATGGCCAGCAGGTTTTACAAAACTACGAAAGAGCCACTGCGATTCAAAGCAAGAGTTGTGAAAAAGCGCCTTGTAAGTATGATGTCCCTTGTCTTTCTGGAAACTCTTATGGTGAAAAAGAACTTTCCCCAGACCCAGTTTCTTGCTTACAGAATTTTCCTCCTGATAAAGTATTCAGCACAATTGAGGACAGTTTAAAGAAAGTAAGAAAAGTTTTAGTGGTGATGTTGACATTTAATCTGCTTGATAAAACAAAGCAAGCAATTGAAAGTATCCGTTCGTGGCATGATTGGGATTTATTTGTGATTGATAACGAAAGCACAGACGGGACGCAAGAGTGGTTAAAAGAGCAAAATATCCCATTCGTTTCAAAAAAGACGTCTGTAGCATCGGCTCAAAATATCGGCATTGAAAAGTTTTTAGCAGGAGCGTATGATTATTTTCTCTTGCTAAATAATGATATTGTCCTCCGTTATAACACAATTGATAAGTTAGTGGAGGCAATGGAAAAGAATCCTGCTCTTGGGGCACTCACAGCACAGGAAATTTTAGATTGCGACCCTTACGCGGTTGATTTAATTTCTGACTACGAAGGAAAAGTTGAGGACATTGTGGACATACCACATTCCGCGTATTCTTGCACCCTCCTTAGGAGAAGTGCGGTGGAGCAGGTTGGATTTTTTGATCCTTTATTTACTCCCCGATATATTGAGGACAATGACTATACTTTAAGACTTCGTTTAGCAGGATGGCAGTTTGGAAAGTTGTCGGGTGCTCTTTACTATCATATGCTAGGTGGTGTTGTCAGGACAATTGAAGCAGAAGGACAGGGAAAAGGATATCACTGGGATAAAAATATTGCATACTATACAGAAAAGTGGGGCATTCATCCGCACTCTCCTCAACGTATTTCAAATCTTGGTGCGTGGAAGGCTCCAGGTCTTTTTGTCAAACAAATTGAATCCGCTATTGAGAAAAAAGGCAGTGCGGTGGCCAGAGTCAAGTATTCTGAAGGTGGCATCGGTGATACAGTAATTCGTTCTGTTATTGCCAGAGAACTAAAGAGAAAATTCGGCAATCAAGTTGTGGTTATATATACACTTTTACATGACTCTTCCGAAAATGTGGAAAAAAGACGGGCACTTTTACAGCACTATCCTTATATTGATAAAGTTGAAACGGGGGGAGGAACGACAGTAGATAGTGAGATAGACGTATCCGATTTAGAGTTTCAAGTAGAGTGGCAAGAGGTGGCAAGATATGGCCAGATAAAGTCTTGTAGGTCAGAAATTTATTTGAGTGTGGCCGGCCTTCCTACAACGGATTTGTCTGTTGATTATTTCACCACTTCACCAGAAAGAGATTGGGCAAATACGTATTGGGAAAATGTTGCAGGTGATGGTTTGAAAATTGCCATTTCAAAAAAGGGAACTAATAGAATGAAATATTGGTCAGGTATGTCTGCCCTTCAGCAACGCCTTTCACAAGAGTTTAAGAATTGCAAAATCGTAGATTTGGATTCTCCGACACTTTCTGTTTTATCCGTTGCTGCTCTTATTGATACTGCTGATATTGTAATCGGGCCAGACTCAGGGTGCTCAACTATTGCGGGTGCGTTGAAAAAACCGTGTGTTATTTTATTTTCAAATCGCAATGGCCAGATATTTCGTAAAATGTTTCCGTCGTTTTTTGTTATACAAGGTGAGTGTCCAGTCAGGTCAGTGGGATATTGTGATTATATTGTGCCGTGTGTGGAAGTTGGGGGAAGTTATCGGCAGAAGGAGCGTTCTTCCGAAGAGCTTTCTTGTTTTAAAAATCTTTCTGTTGATAAAGTTTTAGCTGGCGTTGCGGAGGTGGTAAAAGGAGGGATAAAATGTTAAAAAAGATTTGGAATTTTTTAGTGCTTGTTAGAACGAGATTATGGATTTTGACGTTTCTTTATGGCCTTCTTTGTTATTTTGGTGTGCTTGGAATTTGGCTCTGGCTCATTGGTGGGGTGCTTGTAGTTGGAGCATATCAACTTTGCAAAGATGATTTATAGTTTGAAGTGAAAGGATAGGACGTGGCAAATACAATAAAACCTGTTTTTTATGGCTGGCAGAAAGACTCATACGATAATCGTGACTATACTCATTTATTGCGGGCAGGTGCGGGAGGGCTGCCGGATTTTTTCGTATTAGATTGCTTGCCCTCGGTCAGAAATCAAGGGTCGTTAGGAAGCTGTTCCGGATTTGGAATTGGTGGCATGTTAACAGGAGTGGCAAAGCAACTAAATGTTTATAAAGAGTGGTTTTCTCCGACGTGGATTTATAATGGCGGTCGGCTCTATGGAGGAACTCTAAAGTGGGATTCGGGGGCGTTTCCGAGAAATTGTTACGAGTTCTTACGAGACAATGGGACACTTCTTGAGCATTTTCGGCCATATGTGGATGTGCTGGATAAAACCGACCCCACTACGTGGGTGTGTGCCAGAGAGGCAAAAAATTATCCTATTTTAAATTATTTTAGAGTCACGGAGGGCATTGCTGGCATTTGTTCGGCACTGGCGGATGGTCACTTAATTTCACTTGGCTCTCCCTGGTACGAAAGTTGGTTAGATGTTCCTCCGACGGGCAGATTGCCAGAAAAATATAAAAGCATAGTGGGAGGGCATGCCACTTTTCTTTATGGCTATAATCTGAAAAAGAAGGTTGTATTTGGGCAGAATTCTTGGGGCACTTCTTGGGGAAATGAAGGAAGATTTTTAATGCCTTTTTCGGCATTTGATGCTTTTAAGGAAACGAGCGGTTATGACGCACACTATGTAGTAGTTTCTTGGGGAAGTGATAGTGAGAAAAAAACAAATACTTGCTTAGGTAAAATTATTGATTTTTTTAAAGGTATTGTGAGGAAGTAAAATGGAAACACTTGGAAATTTAGTTGATAAGCTTACAGTGGTGAATTTGAAAATTTGGCATTTGGAGGAAATTGCTCACGATCAAAATGCCAGTGATAGTGAGGTGGCCACTGCAAAACGAAAAATTGATGTGTTGAATTTGCAACGACATGCTCTTATTGAGGAGTTTGATACTTTGCTACAAGAGGTGTTGTCAGGAAAAAAGAAAGTGCCTGTTTTTTACGAAGTGAAAGATTATAAAAAGGGCAAGTAGAATGAAGCGATTAACCGAGGTTAAGACAAAAAAGATAATTAACCGACAAGAAGTAGACTTGGTAGTGAAGGATTTTTATGGCAAAGAGCATATTTTATTTCCGAAAGAGGAAAAGGAAATTGTTGTAGGGATAAAGGAAGGAAAGAAAAATGGCACCAACTACCACAGAAACTAAGTTCATTGCACAGGTCAGAGCAAAATTAGGGAAGGTTGCTAACACTGTAGATATTGACGATAGTGATATTTTGAACGAGGCAAACAATATTTTGTCAAACTACTTTTTTTCCGCATTTCCAAAAAAGGTTTTGCGATTTATCACAACCGAGGCAAATGTTAGTGAGTACTCTGTTGCCCCTACAACGGTGAGGGTGCAGAAAATAGTTCCTAGTGCAATCGTGGACGAACTTGATTTGGGGTCTGCAATTGTTCCTAATAGCGGTGTGAGTCCATTGCGGACAGAGGAGTGGGAATTTCCTTCGTTAAGGGTTATTCGGGCAATGCGGACAAATCGTGGACTGCAGACTTATCAATTTGATTTTAACCCTGTGGAGCGGAAATTGAAACTCTATCCCACACCAACTTCAAGTGATGTAAAAGTCTACTATATAAGCATTGAAAGTCCAGGTTGGACGATTGATACTGTGCCAGAGGATTTTTGGGATTTGTTAGTTGTGGGAACAACGTGGCGATGTTTGGAAATTGTATTTTTGCGGAGAAGTACGGAGGGTGGAATTTTGCGGGAGGGTGGTCGTGTGGATTATCCGGCCGCTATGTTAAAAGGATATGTGGAAAGTAATAAGCAGGAGTTTTTTGATTTGCTAAATTTAAAAGCAAAATTGTATATGTTATAGTGAGAAAAAACAATGCCTATTAAAATGGAGTTGGATTGGAGTAAGGTTGTAAAGGCCTTACAAATATTGAAAGACGAATTTCGTCCTTATATGGAAGTTGCCTGGGAACAGCTGGCAGAATCAGGTTTAAGTGAAGTGAAGACGCTTACTCCAAATGAGCATATCCGGTCTTTCTGGCAGATGGTGAAAAAATCTACTGACACCAGAACGTCCTTTATAATTAACAACCTATATCCTAACAAGGATGTTTTAATTTTCTTTGAAGTCGGCACTCGTCCACACACAATTAAACCGGTAAGGGCACAGGCACTGCACTTCTTTTGGGAGAATGCGGAAATATTTTCTAAAAATGTTTTTCATCCGGGCACCCCAGCTTATAGGATGGTAGAGCAGACGATGTCCGATTTGCAGGCACGATTAGATGTTTATATGCAAGAAACTATTAGAATGGCAGAAAAGATGTTAGCAGAAAGAGGTAAGTAAAATGGCATATTATGGATTTGGTGATAAGGAAACAATTATAGGGCAAGTTGCCTCTTTGATAAGCAGTATTTCTGGTGTTGCGTTTGTTGACTATCAGAGAGCCTACGACACAGGGATAACGCCGGACAAATTTCCTGGGGCATTTGTAAATGATATTGACGAGGCAAAGGAAAAAATTTTGCTCGACTTGTATAAAAACACTTTGCAGATTGGGATTGTTGCATGGACTCGGGCAAATGCTTCTGAAAATCTTTGGTCAAAAGTAAATACCTTTATTCAGGCAATCCTTGCAAAGCTGGCAGATTCACCGACGCTTAATTCTCAAGCGTACTCAAGTAGAGTTACCAGAGTTACGACGGATTCGGGTTCACGCCATCCTATTGGTGTGTTTGCAATTGTTATTGAAGTTATATATTTTTCAGGAAAGTAAAAAATGAATAGACGTGATGTGCTTTCAGGGTTAAAAATATTATTGAGTGGTGTGTCCGGTGTGAAAACGGTAGTGAGGACATATACGGATTTAGTAATTTCTGCTTCGTATAAAATTGCTGACCTGCCACTTATAGAAATTAGAGAACCCGAAGAGTATCCGGAGACGGAGCTTATTGGAATGCGTCAGATGGAAGTGTTGAATTTGACGCTTCGAGTTTGGTTTATAGATTGGACGGAATTTCCGACAAGTACTTATGAGACTTTAGTAAAAAACATTAGGGATAAAATAGGAAGTTCGTTTACAGTAAATGGCCAAGCAGTTGCCTGCTGGGTCAATAATATTGGGATAGTGGAAGGTGAAATGCCACTTTTCCACTTTGATATTGCATTACGGACGAAGGTTTATTTAAACCTTCAAGATGCATAAAGTCCGAGAGGTGATGAGTGCCTTGAGGAATTATTTTATGGAGTAAAAAAATGGCCGAATTTGCATTAGCGAATCAAGAAATACTTTTCGTAGTGCCAGAGACTACAAAAGGAGTTTTACAGGTTCCAACTTCAGCATGTAGGGTGTATTCTACTGAGCCGGTTGATTTAGGGCAGGAAAGAGAATTAATTGAGGATGCACAGATTAGGGCAGGGGCATCAAATCTTCCTTCAATTAAGGCAAGGCTGATGGTTGGTGAATGGAGCTTTACAACTTATGTAAAGGCATCGGGAACGAAAGGAACAGCCCCAGAGGCTGGTGCTTTATTTACCGCGTTGTTAGGGAAAAAGACAGTGTCCTCAAATACAAAAGTGGAGTATACGTTAGAGGATTCTTTACCGTCGTTGTCAATTTGGGTGAAAAAAGGACACACTGTTTTTGCTGTAAGGGGTGCCTCTGTGGAAACAGGAGAATTTTCAATTGCAGGGGATGCTGTGGCAACGGTGCGATGGTCAGGAAAGTTTATGCAAAGACTTTGGGCTGGCACCTCCACACTTGAGGATGCATTGAACATCGGCGACACACAAGTGATGTTGCCAACTGGACATGCTAAAAGATATTCGGAAGGAATGTATATCAAATTTGGGGCAGACGATAACTCAGGGGCGGGATATAAAATTACGAGTGTTGATTACACACTTGACACATTGACAATTACACCGGGTGTAAAGGCCTCACATGCAAAGGGCACAGCAATAGAACCTTGGTTACCCACTGCTGCTGCTGAAGTTGGAGCGCCTGTTCATGGAAAATTGGGTTTGGTGACAATTGATGGTGTGCCAGCAGTTGTGTTGTCTGCATCGTTGACAGTGACAAATAACATTAAGTACTATGATAACGAGAAAAATGGTGTGTGGACAGCGGAAGATTTTGCTCGTCCCGGGAAAAGAACGGTTGAGGGTACTTTGTCACTATTCTTTTTAGCACAAGGATTAGACTATTTTTACAAAGCTGATTATCACGAAATGGACGCATTGGTTATTCCTGCAGGAAGTGAGGATGGGTCTATTATGGAGCTTTCCATCCCATATGCGGAATATTCGTCCCCCAAGCTTTCAGGGACAGAGGAGTTTTTACAAGAGTTGTCGTTTAAAGCAGTAGCGTCAGCAAGTTTGAACGATGAGTTGAAGGTGATTTTTAGATAAAGGAGTGGAAAGGGGAGGGGAAACTCTCCCCTTTAATTTTATTACTTTTTAGGAGGAACATATGTCAGAGGAAAAAGTTTTTAGTATTGAGGAATTAACACAGGCAATCAGAAAGGCTGCGGAAACGGAAACTGTGGTGGAGTTTGAGTGTCCTTATATTTCAGGACTCTATTTTAACATTGCGTATGCTTCAAAGCACTTGCTTCAGCAGATTTTAGATGGTGCAAAAGAAAATTATTTTAATCCGAAAACGAGGATGCAGGAGGAACGCACTAACAGCGCTAAATTTAATCGGTTAGCTGCCCGACAGTTAGTAAGGGGCTGGAAGGGGCTTACTGTGAAGAGTTTAAAAACCCTTATTGTAGGATTATCTACTTCTGCCAGTGATGGTACTGAAATTCCATATAGTGAGGAACTTGCGTATGCGTTAATGGATTCGTCTCTTGATTTTCAAAACTGGGTGGTTTCTGTTGCTACGGATGTAAGTAATTTTTCAAATATTGCACAGACAAAAGCAGAGCAGTACGAAAATTTAAAATAGTTGCGAAGTGGTTAAGCCAAGATCCGAAAACAAAAAAAAATTGTGATGTTTGCAGAAAGTTAAGAGATAGAGCGGCGTATGGTGAAAGTGTAAATGTGCAATTGCAATCAATAGGTGATTGTGGGTCTTGTGAAGTAACTGCTTCGCAACCAAGAAGTGATAATATAATTATTTTGGAAATTTACGAAAACGTTCCAAAAAGTTTTAGTGAGTTGTCTGGAATTCCAAACATAAGTGCGGTGGACATAGTGGAAGTGATTAAAATAATGAATCTTGCCAGAAGTAAGTGGAAAGATTACTATAACCGAGTAGTTTTCTTTCATGAAAAATTAGTAGAGTATAGATTACAGCAGCAAAGGGTGAAGGAAGAAAAGGGGAAGTAAAGTGGCTACAAAGGAACTGACAATTGTTTTGGAATTTGACGATAAGGGGACTCCTAATATAAAAAGAAGTATCAATGAAGTTTCGCAAGCTACGACACAAGGCGCTCAGGCTGCAAGTAAATATTCACAGGGTTTTAACAAGTTAGAAAAAGAAGTTACCAAGGCAGATTCAAAGTTTAAAACGTTTGTAAAAACTTTAGGTTCACAGGTCGTATCTATTATGGCGGGCATGGGGGCGGTGATGGGTCTTCAGGCTGCCATGATGAAGCTCAAACAATCATTTACTATGGCCATGCAGGCAGGTGAGCAGTTTAGTAAGCAGTGGGCTGCTACTTCTACTATGATAATGGGAGGAGCAGAGCAGATTGCCGAAATGAAAGAGGAACTTTTGAGCTTGTCTCCTGTTCTTGGGGTGTCTACTAATTTGGCTGGTGGTTTATATCAGGTTCTGTCTGCGGCAATCCCTCCTGAAGCTGCTATCAATTTTTTGGCTGTTTCGGCGAAAACAGCAAAAGCAGGGGTAACCGATACTTTTACGGCAGTTGATGCTTTAACAACTGTTATCAATGCTTATGGCATGAAAGCTGCGGAAGTTAGTAAAGTATCTGATATTATGTTCCAGACAGTATTTAGGGGCAAACTTACTTATGAGCAGTTAGCGTCCTCAATAGGTACTGTGGCAACGCTTGCTGCTAAGGCAGGGATTGATTTTGAGGATTTGTCTGGTGCGGTTGCCACTATGACTCGGGTCGGTATTAGTGCACAAAAAGCAATGACTTCGTTACGGTCAATAATTACCACTATCATTGACCCGACTGCAGGGGCGAGGAATATGGCCAGACAGCTTGGTATTGAGTTAAGCGCGACAGCAGTAAAACAAAAGGGATTTGTGCGGTGGTTGAATGAAACGATTGCAGCTACTGGAGGCTCTATTGAGAAACAGGAAGCATTATTTGGAAACATCAGGGCATTGACTGGCATTCTGGCACTTGCGGGGCCGCAAGCGAAAGAGTTTGCAAAAGATGTTGAGTTAATGAGGAACTCGGCGGGATCAACCGAAAAAGCGTTCAAAAAAGTTGCTCTTGAGACTGGTAATTTGATGGAGGCTTTGCGAGGAGTAAAGGAAAGAGGCCGAATAGGATTTTTTGAAGGATTGATGGAAGGGTTTTTTAAAGGGATAAAAGCCCAGGAAGATTATGAAAAGAAGTTCGCAGAGTTAAGTACTAATGTTTATACTACAGTGAAAAAAATAGGGCAGGCAATAAATGATTTTGTAATGGGTATAGTTAAAGTAGGTAAGGCCATTTGGGAACATCGGGAAATAATTATCAAAGTAGCAGAAGCTTATGCCATTTGGTTTCTCTGGCAAAAGCGTATTATCGCAGTTAATATGGTGAACTGGATAGCTGGTGCAATAAATAGTTTAAAAATGCTGGGACTTTCAATGCTTGCGGCCAAGACTCGGGGTGGTTCAATGTTTTCGGTACTCCGAATGGGTTTTGGTTCGTTAAGCACTCCGATTAAGGGCCTTGGTGGAATGCTTAAGAATTTAGGGCCGATTGCAATTGCGGCGTTTGCCGGTTGGAATATAGGAAAGTGGATTGGTGAAATTACTGGACTGAACGAAAAAATTCAAGACCTAATAGTAGGTTTAATAAAAGTGAAGTCGGTAGGAGTGGAAGGGCCTGCTCACGCACAACTTGCTCCACTACAAACCGCCATTATGGCCAGAGCGAAAGAGTTAACAAACAAACCAATAAAAAATCAGATTGAAGCAATGCGGTTACTCCAAAAAGAGTTTGAGAAAACCGGAACGCTTGGCTCTGAAGTATTAGATAGTTGGGCAAAAGGGTTAGGTTGGGTGAAGCAAGCCAAGACGGAAGTAAAAGATTTGACAGGTTTAGCGGCGGCAGAGGCAGAAGTAGCAGCAATGTCAAGTGACGATCTTCGGGCAAAGCTTAAGGAATTTGGCTATTCTTTAAGAGGTGATGTTGAGGAAAGGTTTGTTTTGCTCGGTGAAGCAATGAAAAGATTAAAAGGTGAAATTCCTGAAAGAGAAATGAAGCGACTTCAAAATGAGTATAAGGATATGGGGATTGCACTTGGAATTATAAGTCAAGGTTTTACAGAGTTTGGGGTGTTGACACAACGGGAGGTGGCCAGTCGAATAAAGGAACTTTCCGGATATTTACGGGAACTTGATTCTGCATTTAAAAAAGGAACAATTTCGGAAGAGCAATATAAAAAGGGCTTAACCGCAATTACAGATGAGGTAAAAGAACTTGATCCTGCTTTGCAAGTTTCTGCCAGCGGTCTTTATAAATTAGCTACCAGTACTCTGCCAGCAGCCACTTCAAATTTCAAAATGCTTGCTCAGGCCATTCCTCAAGTAACAGAAGGTTTGCAGTTAGATTATACAGAGGATATTTTTGACCAGAAGGCGGCCACTTTAGGAATAAAAACGATAAAGAAATTACAGAACGAACTTACTAATCTTGAAAGTGCGTATACTTCTTTAAAAGAAACCGAGCAACTTACCCATGATAACGAAATTCGTGCTGTTGAAAATATTGTGGCATTGTATAAGGCGCTCGGTTTGGAAATTCCTCCAGCGTATAAAAAAATATTAGACAGCATAAGTGATGTTGGCAAGAAAACAGGACAAGGAATTGTTAGTGCGTTTCATACTTTAGCTGGAGCGCTCGGTGTTTTATCTGATAGTGTTAGTGGGGCACTCCAGGATTTGGTTCGAGTAGGGGCAACCGTAGTTGACCAACTTGCGGAAACTTTTGCCGAGCAAATGAAGGCTGGGGGAAAGCTTGATTTTAGTGCGGCATTCAAAAAGCTTGGGGCACAATTAGCTGGCCAGTTAGGGGCGGCACTTGGTGGTGTCCTTGGTGGAGGTGGGGGCAGAGGAAATTATGGCGGGATAGGTTCGGCAATTGGTGGAGTAATAGGTTCAATTATTCCAGGTGTTGGTAATGTTATTGGTAGTTTAGTTGGAGGGTTATTTGGTGGACTATTCAAGAAAAAGAAATCACCAGAGCAAAAAGCAGCAGAGGAACTTGCAAGAGCGGTTGCATCAATTCAAAAACAATATAAGTATTTAGGTGATATTTCGGAAACTACAGCCAAAAAAATAGCAGAGCTTACCAAAGAATATAACCGACAGACAGCACAATTGTTAAGTTTAACCGACATAATGAACGACACAGGCATAAGTTCTAAAAATGTTTCCGTATATATACAAATGATGCGAACAGGTTTGCAAGATATGGCAAAAGGTACTGTTGATGCTCAAAAAGGAATAACTGCTCTCGGTGAAGCTTTTTCTGGACTGATTGAGTGGACACAAAAGTTTGGAAAAGAGGGCAGTAAGGAAATTGTTTCCTTTATTAAGTACGTGCGGCAACTTGGAGTAAGCGTTGCTGAAGTAGACGATTACGTATTTTCTCAATTGTCAAAAGGAGCAGAAGGGGTTGCCGCAATGGTATCGGCTGCCGGTGGCCAGGCATATACACAACTCCTTGACTACAAAGACCAAGTAGAAAAATTAGGTGAGGAAGTAAAAAATCTTTCCACTTCAAAATTAAGTACCAGAGAGGATCAAGCAAACTATGCACAAAAGAAAGCACAGCTTGAGGAGTTATCAAAAAAATATAGTGAGTTAAAAGAAACGCTGGCTACTGATTTAGCCCCTGAACTTGAGCGTATAAGCAATCTTACTGTTATTTCTTTTAATTCTTTACTGGCACAAGGGAAAAGTATGAACGAAGCCTTTTCCATTATGGGCGATTCTTTAGCAACGTTAGGTGATAAATATAAAGAGCTTGGAATTAGTGGTGGGGCAGCAATTCAGGAGCTATTAAAGTTATCAGAGGTCAGTAAAGTAAATGCGGGTTTGTTTGATGCCATTGAAGGGAATAAAAGTCTTTTAGAAGCTTTAGGAAATACTGGATTTTTGACAGCAGATGCTTTAAAGGATGTCGCTGGCCAGAGTCAAGCATACTATAAACAGTTAACAGATGCAGGATTGACTTCAAAACAAGCATTAGCATCTATCGCACCGCAGCTGGCTGACCTTGCTTACTATGCGGGACAGTATGGCCTGAATTTAGACGAGGCCACTAAACAGTTAATTGAGCAAGCTAAAGCTGAGGGCGTTTACAAAGAGAAAAGCAAAGACCTTGTTACGACACTTCAGGAAGGGTTTACAAGCGTTACGAAAAAAATAGACGAACTAATAGATAAGATGACAAAAGAATTACCCAAGTCATTTGGCTCAGTTCCATTTACACCAGGAGAGGAGACAATTCCTGCGCAGCATGGATTTGAAGGAACAGTGACAGGGCCTAAACTATTTTATATTGAACCTGGTGTCCGAGAAAATGTCAGTATTACAAAAAAGGGGAGTAAGGAAATGCAGACATCCCCACAAACAGTTTCAGTAGAAAAGAAAGTAGTATTTGAACCAGTTGTAATTCCTTTTAAGGAACTACAAGCATTTGTTATTGAGTGGGTGCAAAAAGCAGGGGCGGATGAGCGAATTCTTTTTCGCCCTCGAGCAATAAGATAAAGGAAAAATGAAATGGAGCCGACAGTACTTGGCACGAAGCTGGTAGATTTTATTTACGGCATAGCAATTATCCTTCTTTCTGCATTTATTGCTAGGGAAAAATTTAAGGAAGTTCGTCTTTCTAAAAAATATAAGTTGTTAGAAAATCCGGAACGGTGTGCTCGACACGAAACGAAAATAGAGCGCCTTGAAATTGATTTTAAGCAGCTATCAACTGAAAACAAGGAGGCACATGAAAAAATTTTATCCCGTCTTGATTCTCTTGACGTAAAAATTGCAAAATTAGAGGAACGTTTGTTTGATAGAGAGGGTCGGTCAAATGACTAAGTGTACTTTTTGTTATCAGAATTTATTTGACTCTGCTACTTTATCTGCTAGTTCACAAAATCCGAGTTTTCCAGTAATAAATCTGCAGCACCGTTGGTGCACAAAAACGTGGCGGAGTGCCAGCGGCGTTGGGACACTTTCTGCAAATATTGTAATTGATTTTAGTGTTGCAAAAAGTGTTAAAGCATTTTTTCTTTTCCCTCATAATTTTTCCTCACAAGCGGTTGTAAAAATTCAGGCAAACAGCACTGACTCTTGGGATAGTCCGGCAGTTGACCAAACTGCAACGCTTGGAAGTGTTGTTTACTATTTTTGGAGTTCTGCACAATCTTATAGATTTTGGCGAGTGACTATTACTGATTCAAGTCCTATTACTAATTATCTTGAAGCTGGGCGAATATTTTTAGGCAATTATTTTGAGCCGAGTATAAATATTTCAAATGCTTATCAGCTTGTATATACCGATCCTTCAGATGTAATGATTTCCGATGGTGGCCAGATTACTTCAGCACAAAAAACACGATATAAAACATATCAAATAAAGTTTGAGACTTTGCCAGTTGCTGATAAAAATACTTTAGTAAATATTTTTGGTGAAAGAGGGAAGGCTTTAGACTGGGTATTTATTATAGACCGAAACGATATGCAAAATACTTTTGTCTATTGCAGATTTTCTACTGACCTGAATATTGAGCATTTATGGAGTGAGCAGTATTTTGATGTGTCTTTTAGCATTGAGGAGTTAAGGTAGAGTGGACTATCAACGATTTATACAACTGACAGATACACAGAGAATTATCCTAGTTGAGGTGCAGCCCGCACACGCCGTAGAGTCTCTTGTCTGGACACAGCACGACACTTATACAAATCTTTACTCAACTCCATATGCATATGGCATTGCTGATAAAGTAGAGGAAAATGGGACAGAGTATATTGAGGCTTTTTCCTTAAGTGAAGCAAACACTACAGCAAGTTCCTTTTTTTATGATTTGTCTGGCCAGATTCTTTATTTGCATACTTCAAATTCGGATAGTCCTGGAAAACAAACAAACCCTCCAGTTTATGACTACACTATTTTAGTATATTTCTGGCGGTATTTTTCCTCTTCACAACCGAAAACAGCACCAATTGTGTTTCCGAGAAAACAAGCACAGATAAAAAATGGAGGAATGGAAGTTTGGTCACCGAGTGGGGTGCTTTCCAACTGGCAGAAAGTCCAAAATGGAGGATCTGTCGTAGAAAAGGAAAGTACTTCCCCTCATTCAGGTGGATATTGTGTTAAGCTGGCCATTGATGAGGCAAATAGTTACGCCGGCATTCAGCAATCTTTTAGACTCCCTCTTTCCGTTTTGTGTAAACTTTCCTTATACTATAAAACAACTGGCGGGGCAACTGGAAAAATTGAAATAAAGGACAGTGCGGATAATATTTACTTAAAGAGTGATGGCAGTTGGAGTGAGGAGCAAACTACTATTTCTCTTTCTGCCACTACTGACTGGGCAAAATTTGAGTTGGGGTTTATTTCACACGACACATATACTGACTATATAATTAGTTTAGGAAGTGAGTCCGCAGCAAGTCAGTTTTGTTTCTTTGATGATGCTCAAATTTTTGCTTTGCGGGAGGACAATTACTACCTTCCTTATATAACAACTTCTGGCATTGCAGATTT